TATCTCGTTCCCAATTATCAACCCAACATACCGTTGGAATGTCATCGTAAGGCGCTCGCTTTATTGCCATCAAGGGAATCCTTTTAGCGCCAGCCTCTAAAGCCTTTAGATTCGATTTTAATCGGTTGAATTTATTATCCAATAATGGAGCAAGTAATATATCAGCCTCCAAGTAGAAATTCATGTACAAATCTACGGGCATCGACTCAAGAATCTTGTGGTTTAATCTTTCTCCAGCAGTAAACCAATCGCCCATCTGCTTCCAATGAAATTCATTTGCTTTATTCCAACCGCAAAGAAGCATCCGTGTTGACTCCTTAAATGATTTAGACTTTGCTAATTCTCTAATCGGATTCTTTAACTGCCTCATATCAGGAAAATGAGTAATGCTACCCGTGTGAGCAATGTTAACAAATTCGTTTACATTTCTTACCGCAGTAAATTGGTCACGGTCAAACGGCAAAGCATTCGGCAAAATAAAGCAATTAGGATTTATCTTAATAATCTCAAGCCTTAATCGGTTATGAGTTGTCGTTACAACATCCGCGACTTGAATATAAGTCTTGATTATTCTTGTGACTCCTAATGACCTATAAGTTGGCGCAGATAAATGTTGGCTAAATAGTTCCCAATAGTCATCAATATCGACAACCAATTTAAAGCCTATCTTAGCCTTCCATTTTAACAAATCGGGCAATGGTATCAATTCACAAAATCGATTGACTACGACCACGTTTATCTCCTTCTCAATCAGCATCTCTTCAGTCATTGTATCCGTGATAATACAATACTCCTTCTTCATCACTGATAATGGTAACGCAAGGCGATGGTATGTGACTCCTGAATGTCTACTTCCGACTGCGCAGATTCTTAGTTTGGACATCGTTTGGTTTTGGTTGGTTGAGTTTTGCAATATACTTTATTCCTTCGTAATGTGCTGACAATCTTTTTAGCATATCAAATACGCAAGAGCCACACCACGAATTAAAGTTAAAATCTTTGTTTACATATTTACGATATAGATTTGCATATTCTTCAAGCACTTCTCTTTCTATGTTTTTAGTAAAGCCTAAAGCAACTGCTTCAAAGTTTATAATATTGGCTTCTATAAATGCTATCTCTTGCTCGTTCATAGTTTGTTTATTAATCTAAAAATGACCGCTCCTAAAATCCCCGAACTAAATACGATTGCAATCCATTCTTGAAACTGAATAGGAACGACAATCAAAACGATAGCACTCCAGGTACTTAGACAAGGAGTGCAACTAAACGGTTTAAAGTTTAGTCCGAATGACTGATACAAATTTGTCATCGTAAAAAAGACTGCGAAGGAAACGGCTGCTATTATAGTTATCATTTGTTTGTTTGGTATATTTCATCTTGGACAACACTCCAGTAAGCACGGTCATCCGCCTTTAATTTCTGCTCAAGAATTAATGAACAAAAGTACAAAGCTAATTCGAAAGCAAATGCTTTATTGCCACAAAAATAAAGGGCATTGATTAATAAACTTTTAGCTTTCTCATCAGGCTTCATCCCTTATCTTCTTTTTAATGTTTGAAATCGTTTTGACTATTGACATATAAGGTATTCCAGTCTTTCTTGAAATCTCTGTCTGATTAAAATTTAATTCAACGTAGGTATCGAGAAGCATATCTTCATACCAGGATAATTCTTTTCTTGCTACCTCCACTCGATTAAATAGCTTTTCTTTATATTCCTTAGATTCATCCTCAATCTGCACTAAATCTTCTAATCCATCTATTGATTCATACTTTGCTCTGAAGTGTCTAAAGAATGGCTGATTCATTCCCGTTGAATAAATCATATTTAGCATACATCTTACCAACCAATATTTTAATCCACTTGATCCGTTGTTATTATAAATCGACCAAAACTTATCATCTGAAATCGAGCAAAGATTTACAAACATTTCTTGCTTTAATTCTTCCCTTAAATTTGCTGGGTGCATTTTCATCAAGGCTTGCTTAATCTCCTTTGAATTGTAAAGTTCCTCAATGATTTGCGACCTGGTCATTCTTTTGATTTTCTGATTATCTCAAAAATAAAATAAACGATAAAAGCCACCTCGATAATTCCTACCGCAATGGCTTCCCAAATTAACCTTTCCACTTTTCAAGTTCTCGATTCAAATACCATTGAGCTTTTTCTAAATCTTGCTTCTTGTTTCCTTTCTTATCTGACCTAAGAATGTATTTGACTACGTTACCTAAGTTAAATCCTAACTCAAAAGATTCGATAACTTCAATGGATTCAATGCCTCCTTTGCTCTTATAGTGTGGAGGCTGATTAACTAAGTCAACCTCTTCTTTGATAACTCCCTGATAATTAATCTTTTCCATATCGAAGTTTACATTAAAGATTATGCATATCCAAATAATCCTTAATCTTTTTTGTTTGCCGATAAGCTGGGTACGATGCACCGCTTTCCATTTTAATTCGATTTAAGTTTATTTCAAGGCTATAATTTAAGTCATGATAGGTAGCGCAATCTATAACTACTTGAATCGTAGGTCGTTGTATTCTCATTGTAATCCATTTAACTGCACTCAGATGGTTATCTTTCATTAGTCAGTACAAAATCCAGCTTGACATCCGCTTCCAGTTCCAAAGAAAAAATCTTGTTGTAATCCTATTCTTTTTATTTGCTCATAAGTCATATTTGATTTATAATTATATTTCGAATTTGATTCTTGGTCTGCAAACCATTGCATTTTAGAATTATTATTATCCCAATTTTTTCTTAGTTGTTGTACATCTTTCCAAAAACATCCTACGCAATTTGAATCTTCAGGAAAAATCAAATCCTTTGTTTCCCAAAATTTTCTTATTTGGTAGTGATGAATTTTATTATTTACCAATGGATAATTAGCAATTCCCCAATGAAAGTTTTCCCATTTATTTTGACTTCCTCTTTTACCAATTACGATTTTCGTATTTAATTTTCTTTCATCCCCAATTTTTGCTCTATGTTCTTCATCGTATCTTATTCCAATATTTGAAAATACTGGTTGAAAATCTCCGCATTCAGTTTTACCAATATTATTATAAACCCATTCAGCAATTGGCTTAATTTTCATATCAGTAGTGCAATATCTCATAGCCATATTAGGAACGGTTTTGCCGTGCTTTTTATTTACAATCTCAAAACTATCGCCTCTTAACCAAATAATTTCTTGCCCTATTAATTGCTCTAAATCTAAAATTACTTTAATAGTTTTATCATCTTCAGCAGTTGCAATAAATTCGGGTTTATTTGAACAATACTTTTGTAATTTATCATTGACTTGTTGAATTAGCTTTTTGTCCTTGTTGGCTGAATTTATATCATCAATGCAAACAAGTGAAAATAAATTGTAATCAGCTGGATAGTGATAAGCAAGGTAACTCGATGTCTTGCCTCCGCTTAATGAATTAATTGATTTCATATCTCATCTGCTTTAAATTTCCTAATCAAACTCTCGCAATCCTCAATCGACCTTACTATCGCATAATAATACCCGTGATTAATGGCTATCGATTCAAATGCTTTTTGGTTTGGTTGCTGAGTTCCCTTGTCAATCTTAACCTCAACAAATAAACCTTTCCATTTCTTATTTGAAACCATCCAAAACATATCAGCAACTCCAGCCTTTGCGCCTTCCATCTTTAATTTGATTGCAACAAGCCTATGCCTTGCGCCTCCGTTTGGAATCGCATAATAATAAAAGTCCTGAGTCCATTCTAACCATTTGCATATTGCTACCTGGAGTTTATGTTCGTGTTCATTTCTCATTTGTAAATGTATTCTTTAATACCATTATTAGCCGAACACGGGAACTGGGTAATTCTATTTATTTCCTTAATTAAATCAGGTCTATAAACTTGAGAAGTTCCATCCTTGCAGATGCATCCAATGATATTTAATTTAGGAGAAATAGATTGTTCAATATCTGAACAAGAAATAAATAGAAATGCAAATACTATTATTTTTTTCATGATTTGTCAAGTTATACCTTTATTTTTTTTATAATTTGTCAAGTTATAGATTTACTTTGTGACATATTTTGTCGGATATTACCATCACTATGTAACATTTTCTTATTTAATGTCGGTATTTCCCAACAATAACATTAAACATATTTTACATTTTACTGCAAATTGTCAATCGTGTCTTTATTGTTATGCAGATATTCTCCAATCACTTCGGCCTCATCAATTATCCAATGCTCAAACTGAGTTTCAGTAAACGTTGCTCCTATTACTAAAGTTTTAAGCGCTTGGAAGTAATCATCCAAGTCAACATCCATGTGGTCAAACTCAACCGAAATAATCTTGCCATCAATTTCAAGACTTAACTTTGTTTTTTTATTGCTCATTTTTATTATATTTTAATCTTCCGTGACTTGTATATAACCTTAAATCTATCGTATCCGTGTAGATATCCTCAGATTCGGAAATTCCGAACACCCATTTTGGCTCGTTATTTTTTTGTATTGTCTGATTATTTTTCAACGCATAATAATAAGCATAGCAAATTAATGCCAGCGCAGTTCCGTAAATTAGTTTTCTTTTCATTATTCGTTTGGTTTAATAGTTCCATCATTATCAATATGACAATCAAATGTAACTAAAGAATTTATAAATTTAATATATCCTTGAGTTTTGCAGTTAATTTTACGTTCTTCGATATCCTGAATGTTAGAATATTTGTTCCAAAGTTCGATTCGTTCTTCTTTTGATATTGTTGGAATCTTAAATTGCTCTAAGTAATCAAATAAAATGGATAAGCCTCCAGCTATAAACGTAAATTTCTTATCATTCTTCTCGCAGTATCTAATCTGATTTGCATATTCGTTAGCCGTATCAATTGCTTGCTTCTTTAATTCTTGGTCACTTGGTTTTTCCTTCACTGACTCTATTGGTTTAGGTAAGTTCTTAATCTCTTGTCTTGCATACTCCTGATAAGCACTCATAATTCTTCCAAAGTATTCACAAGAAAAATTCTCATAGCATTTAGAATCGATATTTAACTTCCCAGCGACTGCCATTTCAAAGGCAAGTTTTATTTCCTCGCAAGTATTATTACCAAAATTTGACTTAACGAAATTGGTTAATACAAACTTTTCTTCTTCAGTAGGCAGATTGCTTCCTCGTAAGCCAACCAAAAGCATCGAGTAACGTAATGCTTGCTTTATATCTTCTTCGTTCCTTACACGCAAAGCAATGGCGCTTTGTGCTTGTTGTATTGCTATTGCATTACCACTTCCGTAAGGCTTCCATTCTTGCGGCACTTGTTCCGAGTTTCTCAGTTGTATTTCCATTGTTGTTAAATTTGGTTTTATTATTTATCCAAGTATTTATTCTTCTTTCAATATTAAAGAATTTTTCTAACTCCCATCTTTCCTTTCCTGATTTATTTTGTTCAGTCCAGTAAGCATAAAAATTATCGTATTCATCTCCTAAAAGAAAAATGTGAGGAGTTATTATATCTATTAACTTTACTTTACTTTCCTTTACTTTACTTTCTTTTACTTTATCAGCGTTACGAACAAGTTCTGAACGTGTTACATTTTCGCTAACTAATTGATTTTCACGCCATTCTAAAATTCGTTTTGCATTTTTTTCTTTTGAAACTTGATACTTTTTGCTAAAGTTTAGCAATTGTTTATTAAAAGTTTCTCCATTATTTGTAGAAATCAAATCAATTTGCTCAATAAACTCCCAAACTTTGTCTAATTTTTTGCCAACATTTAACTGATGTTTCAGAACTTTTGTCTTAATTGGCTTCTCTTGTAAAGCAAGTTTTTCTAAAATAGTATAGAATAATCCAAGACCTTCATATCCATACTCAAGATACAATTCAGTTATCTTTTCGTCATTGAATGAATTAGAATCGTGTAGGTAATATTTCATTTTATAGGATAAAAAAAAGCCAGTCTGCGTAGGAGTGCAAAACTGGCTTCGGTTGTTTTAACCATTAAATAACCCAAGAACTCCTACCCTCTTGGCTTATTGATTCAAATATAAAAAAACTAAACCGATTTACAAAGTCTTTTTAAAAAATACCCAGCATATATCGGATGGTCGTTTTCAAATAGCCTGGCATAGTCAGAAGTATAATTATTGTTGACTTTGTAGCCGTCATTACCTTCGACCATTGTATGCCATCTGATAACTTCGAATATTTGTTTTGCTCCGAGTCTTACATACCCACGATTAATCATTTGAAATGCTAATCGTTTAAACTCTATATAAATTTGAGGATTCTCTTCGTGATATTTTTTGAAGCTTATTTTCATTTGGTTTAAATTTAGATGTTTGATACAATTTTTTGTAATCCTTTTTTAACTCTTTTGATAAATGGTCTTGCCATTGGTTGAATGCTAGTTCTTTCATCTTAATATATCTACAATTAAATAAAATATCCATACTGCTATAATTCCAGCGATGCCCACCATCGTGAGAAACTCTGCCGTTTGGCTAGAGTTGTTCGATTTGCCCTGATTTTTCATCATGAAGTTGTTTAGCTATTAATTGAACTTCTCTCATTACTTCAGGATACTTAATATATCCTTTCTCTCTATTCCTGGTATTCCAGTAGACCACTTGCTGAACATTTAACACGTTCCATTCTCTTGCGCTAAAAGGTAAGATACCTTTCTTATTTAAACTATCGGCAACTGCCTGATGTATATTACTCTTTTTTATCTTAATCATTATAGTATTGTTTTTTTGATTGATGTTGTACTTGACTTAGCTGGAGGATAGAACTCAAACGATTCGCCCGTTTCTTCATCCACCGTAATAGTCTTATTCTTAATTGACTTGCAAAACTTCTCGACTTCCTTTTGCTTTTCTTTTAACTCATCGATTTGGTCTTGTAAATCTACCCATTGCTTTGTTGCACTAAAGTCGTATTTCGTTCCAACTTCAGCAACTTGCATCTCGACATTGTGAACTTCGAATCTACCTTTGTCGTATTTCAATAGTTCATCAACCGCTTGCTCTTTTAATGTCTTCTCCAGTTCAGAGAATAGCAACTGATACTTCGATGCAATTGCAAGCAAAGACTTTATGTCCTTGCCACCTTCTTTAACTCCTTCGTTAATCAAATGAACTAAGTGATTTATCTGAGCCTTGCTCATCTCTTGGATAGGGTTATGACCGAACAAACCTATCTCAAATTGTTGTGGATTAAATTGTATCTCTTCCATTGTTAAAAAGGTAAATCGTTCTCGACTAATGTAGCACTGGGAATGTCAAACACGGGCATTGGCTTAGGTGCTTGTGAGTAGGAACCTTCCGTTCCTTTAATCTTAAAGTTTCCCAAGATAGGGGCATTGCTTTCGGGAGTCTTAACTCCATCTTGTGTCACGAAACCATAGTTCCCGTAGTTATCAGCATCCTCCTTTAAGAATCCGCTGATGTTAAGGTAAGTACCTTTCTTACCTTTGTACAATTTTGACTTATCTAATAAGTCGACATTGATTGAAATTGAAATTAATTTGCTCATTTTGTTGGTTGATTAATTGTGAAACTTAATTTTTTAGTTGAAAATAGACTGATAATATCTTTGTCGTTATTTATAAACTCTGACTTCTCGGCATATAAAGTATTTAACTGCTCGATTGTATTGCATCCGTTAATCATAATTTGCCACCCAGCTAATGGTAATCTACCTCCAGGTACTTGCTTTGCCTCCTCTTTCCCATGAGTATTTGTAGCATCTGAATCCTTCGTATCATCCAGTGCAAATAATCCGTTGAGCGCATATTTTCGTGAGTATGAGCTGCACGCCCCAGTGACCTGACTTCCATCCATTCCTTTCTTGCTTTCTTCTTCTCTTGCATAGCCATCCGTTGACCACGTTTCCTTGCCGTTTGTAAGAGTCGCAGTAGCCTTAATGTAATATCTATCTCCCACGTTAATTATCGTGTCGCTAATCGTAATAGAATAACCCATTGGATTAACTACTTGCTTGACCGCTTCGAGAATATCTTCAGCACTTCGGTAGTTATATTTACCGAATGAATTGAATTGTCCTTTAGGTGCTTTGACCTTAGCTTGAATTTCTGCTAATTTGTTTTCCATTTTAGTCTAAGATTAATTGTTGAAATTTTGATTTGTAAACTCGTTCCTCTCTGCAAACTGCTGCCCAAAAGTCTTCAAGTTCGTAGAAATACCAGGTGCAAGAATAGAACCCAGCTTCATCTTTGAATTTTGCTTTATACTTTTTCATAGTCCTGAGATTATAGGTACGATGTGCCAAAATAAAAGGTATCCAAATATTGCTATTGCAATGCTACCAAGTAAACCTTCACGGTCAGTTTGGTAAAAGTCTTTGATGTAATCGATAATTTTTTTCATTTGATTGTTGGTTTAAGATTGCCGAAGAATCTGCTTCGGCTCAGGTTTATATTAATATTAAAATACTAAATTTTTAGGCAATTTTTTGCAGCAACTATTTCCAATTGGAAAACATCCTTGAGAATCATCTCCTAAATAATTTCTTTCTACAACTATAAAATCTGTTGTAATATGAACGTATTTAGTTTTATCATTTAAATTAGTTGGTTTGCCACATACAATACAAGCATCTTGGTCTTTTTTAAAGTTGTAATCTTGGTCAGGATAAACTTTGATTGTATTTAAATCGAATGTTTTTGTTAAATTTTCCATTGTGTTATTGTTTAAGTGTTTACAAATATAAATATAATTATTAAATAAAAAAACTTTATATAATTTTATTTTAATAATATCTCAATTATTTATTTAAAGGTCATATAAA